ATAGTGTTACTCAGTTAGCAGGAGACAAGGGTTCTCTCGCTGGTACATTATCACCTACTGGTGTTCCTACAGTCACTGCTGGTGGTCCTGGAACCACAGCAACTGCACAACGTAGTATTGAACTGAGCGTATTCAAATGAGATACATAACTCCCGTTTTGCTTTTAGCAACGGGAGTCATTTGTACTCCCGTTTATGCTGAACAAGTAGTTCCCAATTTTACTAGGGGTACTATTAATGCGACAACAGAAACAACTACAAAGATTGTAGAAACTATTCGGCAAGTTGAATATACAACTGGCACATCATATACTGTGACTGGAACTAATATTAAGATTCCTGGCACTCCACAACAAGGAGCAAATTATACTATTATGGATCAAGGTGCTCCCTTCCAGTTTAGTGAGACAATACTAGGCACTGGAGTGGCCAAAGAAACATGGATAGACAGAACAACAGAACAACAATCTACCACAAACTCGGTTTCTGTATTTACCCAATAATAATTCTCTTATTAACTGCATCAGGTAGGGCACAACAAGCACCAAGTAATACAAATATTGCAGGTCCTTCGGCATCTGCTACTGGTAATGTAACCAATCAGGCAGTTCAGGTATTACAAGGTCCTTATGCTATGAATACCTATGGTGGTGGAGTATCTTGTCAAGGTCCAACAATGAGTATATCGCCATTTGTATTGGGAAATATGAATGGTAGTGCTGATCCAGAAGCATTTCAAACACATAATGGTAATGCAGGTATCAGTATGGGATTCAACTTTCCTTTGGATGGAAGTTTAACTGAATTATGTAAAGAAAGAGCACGAACAGAAATCAAAAGACAACAAGCAGAAACTGATAAGGCAAGATTAGATTTTGAATTAGTTAGATTGCTGAAGTGTGGTGAAGCATATAAATCGGGTCTTTCATTTCATCCAGAAAGTCCATATTATAAAATTTGCGCTGACGTAGTTGTGAGGTATCCAAATGGAACCAATACAGCAAATAAATAATGCCAACGGAATTGCCAATATAAAGAACAATGCCAATCAAATACCAAAGGTTGGCATTAATGGTCCTAATGTTATTTCAACAATAGAACCACCAGTACTTCGTAGTGTAGAGGTTCCAGTTGTTCGTGGAATGGCACTTCCAGTATTTGAAATGCCAGATACTTCAATCAAATATCCAATCATTAATGTTCCAACACAAGCAGAGTTTGATGCTGCCGTAAAAGCAGAACGTGAAAAGCAACAACAGGAAGAAAAACCAAAGGAGAGGGGATTGCCCGATACCTCCCCACCTCAACTGCCTCAGGTTGCTCAAACCCCCCCTCCTCAAGTACCGATTGCTGAAATACCAGCAGATAAACCAACTACCCCAACCTTTACTGTCGGTGGAATCGATATTAATTTACCTGACCCTTCTCTTGTTGCTACGGCTGGTGCTGTCGCAGTAGTGACCACTGCTGCGACAATAGCATCTACAACAGCTCTCAATGCTCTCAAAAATGCAGCAGAACCACTAATCAAAGAAGCAACAAAAAATAAATTTAAAATTAAAATAAAACAAGTCAAACCTGTTCTACATTACGTTCTAGCAGAAGGTGGTCACGTAGATGTTTTTGAATACTCTGCTGAAGGAACTCGTTTAGTAGAGCAAGTAACTAATGTAGAACAATACATTCGTGACCAAGTTGAAATCAATACTCTCTATGAAATTGATAATAAAATTATTATCGATGATGTAATAAAAGATAAGTTTACAAAAGAAGGCAAAGAAAGATTTAAGTCTCTCTTTGCCCCTGCTAAAAAAATTGCTAAAAAATTATCTGCTAAGTTCTCAATCTGAAGTAAATTTAGAAATAATCCACACAACAACCATTGCTGGTAATTGAACTAAAAGATTATAAAGTATTTCGAGAAAAATATTATCTTTTTCCCTTTTTTCTTCTTTATCTTTTACTGGTGCTTGAGTCATTCCAACACCTTAAAGTAATCTTTACTATTTAACAAAATTGTATCATAATATAAAGATTTTTTACGTCCTCTTCGTGCGGGTCTCCTAACAAAACGAATTACTTCTGGTGGTTGTCGCTTAGGAATAGGTCTTCTATTTTCAAGCATTATTCCATCATTCGTCAATAATCTTAAAATTATTAAGAAATCAAGAATTGCTAGTTTCATTTTTCTTCTTTAGTTTAAACGCAGCATCACCTAGAAAAGAACCAACAGCAAGTATAAGAACTTTAGAATAAGAATCTCTACTAGCATTATCAAGTTCTACTTGTCCTTCTGTACGAATCGCAACAGATTCTACAGCAGAAATCATTAGAGCACTCCAAATAATAAGGAATAATCTTACGATATTAAAATAAATCACTTCTTACGCTTTGCATCCAGTTCAGCAAAGTTCTTTTTCTTCGTTCCACCATCATAATTCCAGGCATAACCTTCAGCAATCATCTGGTTATTCAGTGAAGTCTCTTCACCATTGATAAACAAATGTCCGATGATGCGACCATACTTCTCTGTAGAGTCTGGAAGTTCAGTCTTGATAAGAATATCCTTTGCGTTCTCACAACGCTTCTTCAACCAATCTTTTGATTCAAGTCCATATTTCTTTTCGTTCGTATCTGTCGTGCGACTTTCTGGGGTATCAATACCAGCAAGGCGAATCCGTTTAGTAAGAGATATATCGAACCCCAAATCAATATCAGCGTCAATAGTGTCCCCATCGACTACTTTATGGATTTCTCGAATACGATATATGTATGGGTCTTGGTTTGACATCAGAAAGGAAACTTAATACTCCCAGTATTTAGTTTGGGAATAGGTAGTTTTTCAAATGCTTTGTTAACTTGTTTCTCTACAACAGCACCAACAAACTCTTCTGGGTTGTCCAGAATTTTTTGTGCTTTTTGATAAGTCACATAAGCACCATAACAAAGTGCTCCACTAATCGCCAGACTTGTCGCTGACAGAATGATTGCTAGGTTTTTCATCTTTCATCTCCAATGCTGCTAACCTTAATATGTAGTAAATGATATATGCTACAAAAGTGAGTCCACATCCAAGTATAATTAATACTCCCCACGGAAACTCAGACATCAGTATTTACCTTCTACACAATACTCCGATTTCTTATTTGGAGTATATTCCTTATAACCTTCTTGTGATTTCATCCATCCACAACCAATCAACCATTCCATTGTCATTGGTGTTGGTCGAATCTGTTCCCATAATGGACCTTTAGCACACATTTCTAACTTTTGTGCAGTTACATTGGATTGTTCTTCTGCCCAGTTAGCATCGGCTTCCCAAGGAACCGCACGACTCTGACCCATAGATTCATAAGCAAGTCGTGTGGTCTTCATTACCCAGGATGGAATTTCATTATCTTGATGAACCTGTGCCATAAAAGAAGTTTCTATTCCACCACCCATACAATCCTGAACAACATGCCACCCTTCGTGTCTCATTGTTCCTAGAAACTCTCTTGGATCTTTAAGAAGAGTTTCATTAACAAAGAAACGATTGTAGTTTGGTTTATATAACCCCACTGTTCTTGGTGTAAAGTATCTACTTTCCCCAATATATACTGAAACGTTAACTTTGTTTAGAGCAGTTAAAATACTTTTGATCTCTTCTCTAAATGGATCAAAAGATGGATCAGAAAGTGTAGTGGAATCTGGTGTAAGTTGTTCGACTCCTTCTGTACATTCTCTGAGTATCATACAACCCATCGACGCAAGGCTGTATGCTGGGACTGTTGGTTGCTTCTTTTCTAATGAACTAGCAAATGCGGGAAATGCCAGAGTTAATGATAACCCAAATGCCGCAAAGAGTTTCTTCATTCTCTCCCCTCTTGTTTATGTATCCAGACCTTCAAATCTTTTACATATTTTCTTAATATTTCTGCTTGTGATAAGTGCCAGTCATCTCCTGTTTTAATATATGCCTTGATGTGCTCATCGACAGCATCAAGGCACTTTTTAATTACAGGATTCCAAGGTTGTCGAATTGGAGTATTCCATTCGCGTGGCATAATACCTCATAAATCATTTTTTCTTGCCACCGTTCTTTGCTTTTTTAGCAGTAGCATTACCAGAGTTCTGCTTTTTATTATTTGCAGAACCCTTCTTACCTTTGTTTGCTGATTTTGCCATTATGCTCCTGTGCGTGGTTGAACGAATCCTTCACCATCTTCTACTTTAGTTTCAAGTGCTTCAACTCTTGCTTCAAGAGTTTCTGGTGACGATTCAGGTACTTCAGGGGAAGGTGGTTCTGGTGGAGTTTCTACAAACTCCTCTCTCTTTGGTTGATCTTTCTTTTCATCTTCATCATCACCACCTTTCTTCATTGTATTGATGCCAAAAGTGGCAGCAGAAGCAGTGAAAACAGTCGCAATAAATGTGGGATCCATCTTAGATAGAGTACCAGCATAACTTGCAGTGAGAAGAGCAGCAGACCAACCCAAGATACATATACGAATTAATTGTCCCATAGCATTTTCGTTTTTCTTAGTAGCCATTTTCCTTTGTGAATAGGGTTAACCTTTTTTCCAAGATTCACCTTCTGCTTTTCTTCTACGAGCAAGTCCTGCTTCTACATTGGATCCAGGATTTCTGTAGAGATATAAAGCATCGGGAACTAAGTCCCATTCTTTATTTTTCAGTCTCTTAGTGATAGTATTGAAATCACCAGAACCGTAAAAACCAGCACCGAGATTATAAGCAAAAGAAAGTAGAGCACCTCTTTTGCCGTCAGACATTTCATTCCAGTGTGGAATTTTACGAAGTGCAGGAAGAAACTCTCTCTTACATTGTTCAATCAAAAGTTCATCTGCTTCTGCTTGAGTGAGAGTATCACCCATATGGAATGCAGATCCATCTTTCTTACGAGTTGAACCCCAACCGATTGTGATTGGAAGTCCACCTGTGAGAGGATCTGGATATGCCTTTAAATGACACCCTTCAAATTCTTTGATTAATTTAAGGCCCATCATAGGCATATCGTCACCACCAACTACAGGAGCGGCAGCAGATGGTGCTGATGCTGGTGCCGCATTACCCTTTTTTCCCCTATAAATCTCTGCCCAATCTACAGTATCTTCAAGATACTTAACTGGTAGATTATCCTCTAACCATTGTATTGCCTTTACGTGATTAGGATTCTTCTCGTCATAGAACTTGAAGAAGTTATGTAAATCAATCCTTGCCATTTGGTCCTCCGAAATACTTTTGATAAAGGTCGTTTGCTTCCCTATGTTTTCCGCTATTTGTAAGATCCTTAATTACTTTAAGTATCTTTCTTTTAAAATTAATCGAAGATTCTGCCCCATCCATCATTGCCCCCTGGACACCAACGGTGCTTAAGAACTGCTTTGGTGTAAATGGTTTTCTTACCATTCGTTACAGGACCAGTATAATTGTCATTGAGAGAACCATAAGGATCATTAATATAATATCCCTTGCCATCTGGAGTCTTACCAATGACCACACACATGTGCCCACCAGTAGGAGAAGTTAGAGAACCACGATGGAGAATACCAATAACAACAGGTTTTCCCCTATCGAGACTCTTATCAATATCAACAAAACTTAAATTGTAACTAAAGTGTGATTTAATACCATATCCTTGAAGAACTTTAGTCTGCACTGCGTGGTCAGTCGTATCACCAATCGCAAATACTTTTTTAACATACTCATCATCACCTTTGATACTTCCTGGTTTAAGGAAAGCAAGGCACATAGCACACGATGAAGAGTTGCAAGTTCTTTGTGCATCTCTATAATTATCTACTTGATTAAAGTATGGAACATCAAGAACTGCTGGAGTTGGTGGTTTTGTTCTAAAAATTCCAATCCATTCAGATTCTGAGTCATCCATAAATTGAGCAGGAAGGTTATCTTCTAACCATTGAACTGCTGCTACATGATTTGAATTTTTTTCGTCGTAAAACTTAAAAAAGTTATGAAGATCTAATGTCATCTTCCTCTCCTATGAATTCTAATGAGAAAATATCATGATCTAGAATTTCTGGATTCAACCATTCACTAAATTCAGATTGAATCGCATGGGCATTCTCAATATTTTCTTCACAGAGAGTATGAATGCGGTCAACTGCCCAATCATGTGTTGTTTGCAGAGTCTCTTCCAAAGTTACCATAATCTTTTCGCATATAGCGTCCTAGAATATTGCTATTGTAGTACGCTGGATCACCAGAGTCAAGAGCCTCTGTCAACACATTATTTAGGAAAAGTTGTCGTGTTTCTTCGTAATTACATTGCCCCTTTGTTGTATGGAGGCTAAGTATTGCTCTGTTAAAGGATGTTTTGCCCCAAAGTTTAATATCGGCTTTAAGTTCGGGACATGATCCATAATAATTTTTCCAATCTGACTCTGATTTAACTTTTCTAGATTTGCCCTTTGGTGTGCGGAAAGACCAGAAATATTTTCTACCAATGTAACTACGACCAGTTGTGCCGCAGTGAATATGATAAACAAAACCAAAATAATCTTGAATATCAGAAGACTCAAAAATTTCCCCATTGAATCTCCAAGGGTTTTCATAACTCATACTAAGAATCTTTATGAGCTATTATTTATCTTCAACGGAGACAAACCTAGTCTAGCAATAAAAAAGCACCCCTGTCAAGAGGTGCTTAAAGTTATGTTAGGATTCAATTATCTGTTTGCTTGTCTTTCCTTATAAGCATCCAGTTCTGCCTTTCTTTGCTCTGGAGTTTTTTTAGCATCAGCATCTCTAACAGCTTGTAGAGCAGCTTGAAATTTAGGGTCAGTATTTGGTTTGTTCTTGGCATAAACATTCATAGGACCTGAAGCAGGACGACCTCTTGGATCCATACGAGTTTCAACAATTGCTTCAATAGATTCAGAATTCATTTGAGACATAATGTATTGTGCTTCAGAGATTGTTTCTGCGTGACCAGTCTCAAGAAGATACTCAAGAACAACATCATAGATTTCAACTTTATTTTTATAATCAAAACTTTCGGCACTTACACCAGTCTTCTTCTGTCTTTCTGCCTTTTTGCCTTTTGGTTTTCCACCAGGGGCACTTGGACCGCCATGCCAATCTGGGTCATATCCAATATGTCCGTATTCATCACCACCTCTTGCCTCATCTCTATCCTTTTGGGTCATTCCACTTCTTTTACCAGACCAAGCAGAAGGTTTGGTTGACTTCTTACCTCTATTTCCTGCATCAGGATTACCCATTCTATTGTAATGTTTTTCAGCAGATTTTACTTTTGTAGTTTTTTCACCTCTCTTTGCAAATCCACTTGCAGGAGTTGCTCTTCTCTTATTAGCAAGAGCACCCATTGCTTCTCTTGCTTTTGGAGTTTGTCCATAAGAACCTTCTGCTTCATGAATTTCTACTTCTTCACCAAGTCTTGAAGCAGCACCTGCTGCCTTCTGAGCAACCTTACCAACGGCACCTGCTGCCTTGCGGAGTCCCTTTCCGATTAAACCTTTAACACCTTTCTTGACCTCTGCTTTCTTCTTCTGGACGGTGCTAGAGACCGCGTGAGCAGCAGCACGACCTGCTCTTCTTGCCTCATCCTTAGCAATTGATCCAGCAATACCAGCAGCAGCAACGGCACCTTTTGCCTTTGCCTTTACTCTACCTACAGCAGTTTTTACAGCAGTTTTACGTGCCTCTGCTCTCTTTTCACCAACTTTTGTCTTTGCTCTCTCGCGTCTTTGTTCTGGACTTTCCGTATCACTTCCATAGGTGACCTTTGCTTCATCCAAATATTCGATAGTAGCTGCCTCTACAACATTAGCAGCCTCATCAATAGTATGCCCAAATTCAAGGCATTCTTCAATGAGTTCTTCTACAATTTCTTCAATCATTTCACAAGAGATACCATCTCCTTCTTCATAAATGTTTTGATATGATTCGTATACTGTCCTTAAATCAGATGATAACATTTTTATACTTATTGGAATTCCTGTGAATATTTATAAAAAAAGAGGGTCGATGACCCTCAATAAACATCATTAGTTTTGTTATTCATCCAAACATAAGAGTAATCATAATCACCAAATAAAAAAAGATCTGCTTGAGCAGCATCTTTATATGCGTTCAGTATTTCCTGTTCGCACCATTCATCATAATTGGAATCCTGAGAAAGTATCTTTGGTAACATCTTGTTTGATTCCTCCGACAATGTACGACTCGACTTCGGTTTCTTGTGGTGCAACTTGAAGACCCTTAGAACTAATCCAATGCTCAGTCCAAGGAAGTGGATTATTCTTTGCAGAAATATCATAAAGTGGTTTAAGACCAATTGCCTTCATTCTACGATTTGCGATCCATTCAACATACTGCTGTAACAGTTTGTCATTCAGACCAATCATAGATC